CTGCAGGCTTTGCGTCAGGCTTCACCAAAGCATCCATCAGCCGCTGAGAGGAGTGCAATAAGAGCGTCATTTGCGAGACCACTAGCTCTTCGATCTCCTTAGCCGGCAGTCGCATCGGCCCTGCATTAGCTTTTCCTGAGTTTTTGATCACAGCCTGAGAGATGTAATAACGGTAGCGTCTGCCTTTCTTGTTGGCATGCGCCGGGGTGAAGCGATTGCCTTTCTGATCGTAGAGTAGACCCATGAGCAGATGCTGCTCGGTAATACGGGGCCGTCTGCGCGGCCCCTGCAGGTTTGCCTTGAGCTGCGTCTGGACCTGGTCCCAGAGTTTCTGGTCGATGATGGCAGGATGCTGGCCTGGGTAGGAGTTTTCTTTGTGTCGGATCTGGCCCAAATAAATCCGATTCTGCAGCATCTCGTAGAGCGCACCGCGTCTGAACGCATTATTGCCGGTTACATTGCCAGTCTTGCTTACCCGTTTCTTGCTGCGGATTCCCTTCTCTTCCAGATGGGTTTGCAGCTTCGAAACGCAACCCAGCTTCAGATACGCCTGGTAGATCTCTTTAATACGGATAGCCTCTGAATCATTGACGATGAGAAATCTGCCCTGCAGATCGTATCCCAACGGCACCGTCCCGCCCATCCACATCCCTTTCTTCTTCGAGGCGGCAATCTTGTCCCGGATGCGCTCCCCAGTGACTTCGCGCTCAAACTGTGCGAAGGAGAGAAGGACGTTCAACGTCAGTCGGCCCATGGACGTGGTGGTATTGAACTGCTGAGTCACGGAAACGAAACTGATTCCCTGCTTGTCGAACTGCTCAACGATCTTGGCAAAGTCTGCCAGCGAGCGAGTGAGCCGGTCGACCTTGTATACGACTACAGTGTCGACGCGCTTGGCGGCGATGTCGTCCAGTAGCTTTACCAAGGCGGGACGCTGCATATTGCCACCTGAGAAGCCTCCGTCGTCATACTTCGTTCCGACGATCTGCCAGCCCTCATGCCGCTGGCTCTGGATATAGGCCTCACAAGCCTCACGCTGGGCGTCGAGTGAGTTAAAGGACTGCTCCAGACCCTCCTCAGAGGATTTACGGGTGTAGATGGCACAACGGACAGGGGATGGCTGGCTCATGCTTTCCTCGTCCCGAAGAAAAGAGGGCCGGACCAGCGTGTCCCGGTGATCTCGCGGGCTATCCTGGACAGGCTTGAGTAGGTACGGCCCCGGTACAGATAGCCGCTACCGATGGCGATTACCTCGTGGACCTCGCCATGCCAGGAGCGGATGAGCCTTGTCCCGGTCTGCGGCTCTATATCTCCATCACGGGGCGGCAGCTTATCCATGTGCAGAGAGGCAGCGATCTCCCGCAGACGTTTTCGGGCGGTATGCGAGAGACCGCCATAGGCTCGTTCCTGCATTCGGTAGGCCAGGATGGGGACCATCAACTCTTTGCGCAGTTTGGGTGGGGGTTCTTTCTCGAAGTTTTGCCGCCAGATAGGCAGAAGCTGGGCCTTATTCAGGGCTGGCAATTCGGCTATTTTCTGCGATAACTCCGCGTCCATGTTGTCTCCTTGCCGGCCTTGGAGAAGTGCCGGCACCCACAGTGACGCTCTGGTCGGGCGGACAGTCAAGTCCTATTAGAGATGGGTAGTGGGTCAGTTTGGATTTCCACAGAGTAATAGAGGAGGCGCGTATGATTTCGCATAAGCCGCCCCTGAGGCAGATTCAATCTCAGTTAAGGTAGCGGCCTTAGGAGGAATAGGATGACGCTCGCCGCCGCGTTTCGAGGCCCAAAGGGAGGCATCCTGCTCTGCTCGGATCAGGAGTGGAATGATGGAGGAGTCTCGAAGAGACAGATAAACAAAAATTACCGTGTTGGTCTATTGAAGCAATGCGAGGTTTTTATTTCCGGTGCTGGGCCCGACACCCCGATCATTCGAGCATGGGAGGAAATTCACCAAAACTTTTTTAACGCAGAAACAAGTGGCATAGATGTTTTGATCGAGCACAGGGCAATCATTGAAAGCTCCCTACAGATAGTTAATAAGCAGTTTTCAAAGCTGCTAAAAACTTGGCCAATGGCCTTATTGGTGGTGGTCGCGCCTCGCGCTTTAGACAAAGTTCCAATCCTATATCGCACGGAGGCTGCTGCTCTAATTCCTGAGCCGTACTTTTATGCGGTGGGGAGTGGCAAGCCAGTTGCGGATTATCTTGCGGATAGACTCTTTGAACCTGGACGGCTTTGCAAACGAGACCTTATAACCCTAGCGGCCTTCATATTGAGAGAAGCTGGAGAATCGTCCATCGGTGTCGGAATGGGCATGAATATGGTCTTCATCAATGAAGGCGATAAGGCGATGCATTTCATGGGGCCGGGAGTAGTCAAAGAGATGCAGGATGGCATCCCAATACTTAGGGATGCCATTCAAAGCCACTGGCAGGGGAAGATTAACTTTCCCGATTGGATGGGAAGCTAGACGATATCCCTATGGATCAGTTTACTTTTAGGTTAGCCATCATTTGCTTAGCTTGATTTTGAGCGGATTGTAGCTTCGTACCATCCTTAAACTGTGCCGCAAATTCGGCTTCGCAGCTTTCCCTCTTGCCGTTCATACAGGGCGAGTTGGTGGGCATGAATAGGCCCATTACATACATTTTGGTAATCAGATCGGCGGTAGCAGCGTGAAGCGCAATCTTGCCATTGAGAAAGTCAGCCACTTTCGACTCGATGGATGGATCAAGCTTTTCAAGGTAATCATTGAATGGCTCACAGTTGTCCAGACCAGCAATTGTGACTACCTTGCCGCTTCCCTGGCATACAAAATTTACCTGCTGACCTCTGTGGAAGGAGGCAGCTTCACTCATGACATCCTGATTGAGTTGCGCGTGAACCCCCATCAGGCCTGAGCCCTGAAGCGTTATATAACCTGCATCGGTGAAGTCCTTGTCTATGCTGTCAATCGTGCCCGATAGGAGAATGGTTTTGCCTTTAAAGGCATTGTCCGCCGCAATCTCATTGGCATCGTAGGCAGACTCATAATCCCTGGCCGTTGTCTTCCGATCGATCCGCATCCAGCCCATCAGATCTTCGCTTGGCGTCTTACCAGTCAGGCTCTTCTCGTTCGACTGGGCTACCTCCAGATCATCAATCAGCATGTAGCTGACTAGGTTTACGGACGGCTGATTAAGTTCCGAAGCCAACGGTCCAACAGGTTTGGCAGGGCCGGCTTCGAGAAGATATGCAATGCACAGGCCCGCTAATATCAAAATTCCTACCCCTACCAGTACCCATCCCGCCACGACCCTAAACTTTGCCATTTTTGCCTCTCCAAAGGAATTGCGCACAAGCAGGCCGCAACAGCATTCAATCACATTTTGCCTATGATAGAGCGTCCTACGACAGAGCGTGGATGGTTATGCCCATTTACTGCGATTGTTGGGGGATGCAAGACGCCATTACTGTCCGAAAAGCCCTAGGTCGCCGGGTCCGGGCTCTCCGCCTGAAGAAGAAGTGGTCCCAGGAGGATCTGGCCCACGAAAGCGGTCTCGCCCGCTCATTCACGGGTGCGATTGAGCGGGGCGAGAAGGACCTGCGGCTGACTACCCTTGTAAAGCTGGCCAATACCTTCAATATCCCTATCAGCCAGCTTTTCAAGTAATACCAGACTCTAGTCAATACAGTCGTAGATCGTCCGCTTGCACAATACACGTCTGCCAAACTCCAGTGCCTGGCTCGTAGAGTCGACCTGATCGTCGTGTTTAGATCCCGGAAAAGCTGCAAGCTCGTTCAGATACTCCGCTAGCCATGGAGCATTTTTCGGCAGAAGGACACGACCACTCTCAAACATGTCGGTCTGGTTATAGAGGCGTACGACCTTGTCTGTACCGGGAGGTGGCTGATATGCCTTCATGCCGTATAAGCCGTCTATGAATCTCGCCTCCTGAAGGAGCTGCGTACCGGAGGCTTTGTCTTCCACGATGATCTTGTTTGGCCTGTATTTTTGGGCGAGCTCGATAACGGCCTTCTTAAGGGCCGGGAAATCTACTTTCTTACGGAAGACATCAAGGAGATAGAACTTGTCTTTATTTACGACGCCCCATGTCGTGCCTACAGTGTAGTCGTTAAGCTCCCCTGACTTATTGGCCGTATCCCAGCTCTGCATGATGTGCCCGAACTCAGGTTCCTCACCCGGCTCGTAGAAACGGAGCCACTCGTTCTTCACCAGGTTGCCTTCAAGTGGAATGGGGCGCTGCTGATACTGGCTGGAGAAGTTATATTCGCCGATGCTCTTGCGCATGGCCTCCAGGATTTCCAGGGATTCCCGCTCCGGGTCCAGGACTTCCTTTAGTCTGCGCTGGAACTGATGCCGCCCAAAGATCGTTTCGTACTTGAAGATCTCTTCATCCTCAGCAATAGCGGGAAAGGAGAGCACCTCCCAACCCTCCTGCTCCAGCACATGACCTACCAGATCGTCTTGGTGTAGCCGCTGCATGACGATGATGATGACACCCTTTTCTTTGCTATTGAGGCGGCTCAAGAGGGTGTTGTCGTACCAGTCGTTTACTCCGCTCCGCCGGGTCGCAGACATGGCGTCTTCAGGCTTCAGGGGATCGTCCAGAATGATTATGTCTGCCCCACGGCCCGTCAGCACACCTCCAACAGAAGTTGAAAGTCTGGTTCCTGCCCGGGTGGTCATGAACTCACCGACGGATTGCTTTTCCGTAGAGAGTCGGGTCTGCGGGAAGATCGACTTATAGAGAGCACTGGACATCAGCGTCCGGCAATCCCGAGCGTGCTTGTCCGAGAGGTCCTGCCCGTAACTGGCGCAGATGATCTGGGTCTGCGGCTGCTGGCCCAGTAGCCAGGCTACAAAGGCCACGCTGATGCTGTGGGACTTCAGGGAGCGTGGCGGCAGATTGATGATCAGGCGGCGAACCTCGCCACGATAGCAACGCTCCAGCTTGGCGGCCATCACCTCAATGTGAGGGCTACGGGAGAAGCGGGCCTCGGGGTTGAGTTCCAGAAACGATCTTTCGATAAAGCTCATGAGATCGTTGCGCAGGACGACTTTGTATTCTTCTTGAGTGAGTTCCATATTCATTTTTTCTTCTCCGTTTTGGTTTGTTTGGCTACATCTTTGGCACTACGCATCCGCTCGACGATGCCTTTGAGAACAGCGTCATCGCGGTCATTTGAACCCACGTCAGATTCGACTGCTTCTGTAGGCTCCGGAAAGATCCGATGTGCGGCTAGAAGCTCACGGATAGCCCTGATATCCCCACTAGCAGCCTTATTGCTCAACTGCATGAAGACCGCCTCAAGTTTTGTTACGGATCGGGTCTTCCCGTTGATGGCCACCTTGACGCGCTCGCGCCCCATCTTCGTCAGGATGCCGGAGATGCTCTTCGACCCCTTGGGACGGCCTTTGGGGTTCCCGGTGACACCCTTCTGGAACTGGGTGCTCTCTGGCGGCTTGCCAAAGCCAACTTCGTACTTTCCGTCCTTTTTAGCCATGCGTCACCACCGCTTCGCTGGATATGGATACCTCGTCAAACCTCTTGCCGCTGAGCGCATGGACGGCCTGTTGGCCGGAGTGCCGCTGCCACCGACGGATCGCGGTATCGACATAGCGTGGGTCGAGCTCAATGCCGTAGCAGATTCGGCCTGTTCGCTCAGCCGCGATCAGTGTGCTTCCCGAACCTAGAAACGAGTCCAGCACCAGATCGCCACGGGCGGAGACATCAAGGATCGCGTCGGCCACGAGAGCTACGGGCTTTACGGTCGGATGGAGAGCAAGCAAGTTCCCCTCCTCACCCTGTTGTTGGGATAGGCCACGCACTGCCGGGTACTCCCATACGTTCGTCCGGTAGCGGCCGAATTTCCCGAGCTGGATGTTGTTTCTATTGCGAGCCTTGCCGTTGCGGAAGCAGAAGACCAGTTCATGCCGGGACCGGTAGAACGAACCCTGACCGCCGTTATCCTTGGCCCAGACACAAAGGTTCAGAAGGGTGTCATAGGCGCTGCCGCCGGCTGCAAGCATCTCCCCCATGTG